TTACAAAAGCCGCTGCGGCGCCCTTGCGGGCTGGGGCGGTTTTTTCTTTTCATACGTGGCGACCGCATTGAAGGTTGCGGCAAATTTGCTTTTTTGCAGCGTGCAGAAATCGGGATATTTTTTGCCAAAATCGGCAACGCGCTTCAGGCGCGGGGCGTCATCGGGGTGGGTTGCGAAAATGAACTTCAGCAGCTTGCCCGTTTCCGCGGGCTCCATAGAGGGCAAGCCTTTTTTCAGGCGCTCGCGGTTAATCATGAAAGTGCGTAGATATGAAAGCGACTTCGATACCTTGTTCAGGCCGCTGGTAAATTCTTTTGTATGTCCCGTGATCAACGCCGCGCCTTGGTCGCAAAGGTGCTCCCGTCGGCGGCTGCGGATACTTTCAACGGCCTGTTGTGCCAGGCCGGTGACGACAATGAATCCCAGTGTCGGCAAAAGCGGCAGCGCGCCGAGCAACGTTGCGCCGAACAAAAAAACGTTCAATATCGTGTTGCCCGCCATGCGGGCCGTGTGCAGATATTTCTGACGGGGATGGTTCAGTTTCGCATGCGTCATTTCGTGCGCCACAATACCACGCATTTCATCGGGTGCGATATTTTCCATTGCGCCCGCGCCGAACATCAGCACGGGACGCTTGCCGTCGGGACGGCAGGTCATGGCAATGCCGGCATGCAGGTTGCGCAGTTCCAGTTCGTTCTTCGCAACATCAAAACGGGCGGGATCGATGATCTCAACGGTAGGCAGTTCGTTCAGGCCGATCGTTTTGGCTATGTGCAAAACATCGGTCAACAGGTTCGGCTGCAGCCCGCCGTAGCGGCGCATGTATTCCTGTCGGTCTTTTTCTTGCGTTAAGTCAAAGCGCACGGATAGAGCATCGGACTTGAAGGGGCTGTTGTATTTCGCCTCATGGCTTCGCGTGGCGCCGGCCAGGACGTTTTGCCGCGTGAGCAGATAGCCTGCGGCGGGCACGATCAGGCCGCCCGGCCCAAAAACGGTATAGACGATCGCGCTTTTAAGTCCCAGCAAACCCATATGGGCGGCAGCAGGCAGTGCTTCGGTCAATAAATAGTCGCGCAGGGTTTGCAGCCGGCGCAGCTCTCCCGTTTTTTTATCGATATATCCACTGGGGCCGGCGGTAGGCATTTGTTTCCCATAAGGTTATTCAGGCTTATGTCTTATAGAGTAATGCAGTGTCAAAATTCATGTCAAATAATTTAAATAAGTATTTCAAAAAAATCATATTTTTTGAAATAATTTTTTATCAAACGATTTAAAAACAGGCACAAAAAAAGCCGGCCCGAAGGCCGGAAACGCGCAATATGACAATATTAAGTCTTTGAATCTTTTAGATAAAGAAAGGCATTGTTAACTTTTTATTCATCATCTTGTGGTGTATAATGAAGACATCTACCAGATATAGTGTGCCGACGTTTCCAGCGAAAGGGGGCCGCAGATGACGACATCGTCTGTCATGACTGATCTTCTGGCATATAACTTCAACCTCGATATACCCAGGTTCGCGGATGTGCTGGGCCAACCGTCCCACCGTCACATCGGCCAAAGCTTCATGCATGAACTCGCGCGCGAAGGCGATACCCTCAGCGCCGAGGTCATCATGCTTGCCGGCGGGGAAATCGACTTTCCCGACGACGAAGGCCGGCGGCCGCTGCATGAAGCGGCCTTTTTCGGTCGTTTCGAGATGGTGAAATTCCTGGTGCGAAGCGGCGCGGTGATGGATGCGCCCTTGCATCCCTTCGGCTATACCGCGCTTTACTATGCGGTGCAGCAGGGCCATCACGACATTGCCGCCTGGCTGCTGGCGCAGGGGGCCCGCCGCGACGTGGCCGACCGTCTGACGGGGCAGGGCCTGTTGCATCTGGCCGCCGCGCGCGGCGATACCCGCATGGCGGGCATTCTGATCGCGGCCGGCGCCGATACGCTGGCGGAAGACCGCAAAGGCCAGACCGCCCGCGATTACGCTGCCAGGGGCAACCACAAAACGCTCGAAAAAACGCTGCTGAAGGTCATGATGCATCACGCCCAATTCGGCGGGATCTGACCTTTACGATCCTCGGGCGCTATTCGCCGCTGCAAAAATGCAGCCAGAGCGCATTGTTGCGGTCTGTCTGTTGCAAGGTGGCCTCCGTATCGGCCGGCGCCGTATAAACCGGCGTATACAACCTGCAAAAACTACCGTGTGAAACGCTGGCGCACGCGCCTTGCATAAGCAGCATCACGGCGCAAACGGTCTTCGATAACGCGCGCATCCTTATCCTTTATGTCTTCCAGGTTTTTTTGCGCCGTCGCTCCCTCGCCGCGTCCTGCGCGCCAGGCAAAATAACAGCAAAGCGCTAGAAGGAAGCCGAGCGGCAGGCCGTAGGCGAACAGCACGGTCATGCGGCGGCGCCGTCATTATCATTACCATCGTTCTTGTCCGTCGTGAAAACGGCGACGATGCCCGCGAGCGACATGCCGGCGGCGATGATGGCCTCGCTCTGCATTTCTGTCAGTGTCACTCCCAGCGCGGTGATAAGGGAGATCAGGCCCAGCCAGGTCGAGCGTTCTCTGGCGCGGGCGAGCAAAAAGTCCAAAAGTCTTTTCATGGCGGTTATCCTTTGTTTTTTCAGGGAAGGGGCAGGGCGTTCATCGCCGCGGCGTAAACCGCGGGCTCGAACCAGTCGCGGGGCATGGCGGACGGCGGCGCGCCGTTTTCATGGTGAATGATCGCTTTGGCCAGCAGGCACAGCAAGGCGCGGTTCTCCAGCGAAATGACATCGCGCCGCCGCACGCCCAGCTTCTTGCAGACATGGTGGATATAATGATCGGTTGCGTTTTCATGCGGCGGGGCATAACGGTTGATGATGCTCTCCACGGTATCGAGGCCGTATTTGCGCTGGTAGGTCAGTAAAAGCTTCATCAACGCGCGGATGCCGTCTTGCGGATTTTCAAACTCGACGAATTCGGTGTCCTGCTGGATCGGTTTCTGGCCTTGCCAGCGCGTCGCGCTCAGGCGGATATTGCCGGGGTTGTTGTTGCGGATGCCCCGGGGCAGTAAAAAACTGTGCATGATGGATGTCTCCGTTCAGGGTCTTTGGCGCAGGAAAAGCTCGATGCGGTTGATGCCGCCGTTCAAATGGTCGATGCGCTGCTCCAGCGCGGCCAGCCGTTCGGCCGTGTGTTCGTTATGGCCGATCCATTTTTCGATGTGCTCCACGCGCCGTGTGATGCTGGCCGCCCACCAGACCGTGCTGACAAGGTGGATCATCACCGTCAGCGTCAGGGTCAGCATGGAAATGACTTCAACGCCCATGGCTGTTATCCCTTGATTTCTTCGATCACCAGCCGCGCCGCCGCCGTGCCGCCCAAAAGCCTGCCGGACATCGTGCCGTTCAGGCGCACCGCGCCCGCCGCGCCGGGGCCGATGCGCACGGCATAGGTATGGCTGTCCGTATCTGCAGGCGTCAGCTCGTGGATAAAGAAAACGGGCAGCAGGGCGTTTGACGCGCCCGCAACGGCGCCGCCGCACACGGCGGGCGCGCCGTCGACGACCAGCGCGGCGACCAGCGCCACGCCGCTTTCCGACGCCGCGCCGAAGGCATGGAAGGAAAGGCGCAATTTATTCGCCGCCGATTTTGCCGTATAGACAAGGGACAAAATCTCCGTGCCCTCCGACGCCTGCGGCACGCTGTCATCCAGGGGGATGACGCTTTCAAGGTTTTCGTTGACGTCGTAAACGGCGCTGGCGCTGCCGATCACACTGCCGGTGGCAGGCGTCGTGTCGATTTCCGGATTGGCCAGAATGAAATCCGTGCCGTCATAGACCAGAAAATAAATCCCGCCCGCCCGCATCGCGCCGGCAGGAAGGTCGCTGCCGTCCGCCAGCTTGACGGCCTCCGCATCCAGGTCGCTGACGGCGAGGGTCGCAGGGCCTGTTGTGGTGACGGCAGGGCGCAGCGTCACGGTCAATCCCGTCGCATAGGCCGCAACGGCGGGCACGGGCGCAATGGCGGCGGCATTGACCGTGCCCGTATCGGCGGCGAAGTTCACCTGCTTCAGCGCCCCCGTGCCGAGATAGGGCAGGAAGGCGTTGTTATCGGCATTCACGCTGCCCAGCACGATCCAGTCCGCGCCGTCGTGCAGTTTCAGCTTCCATGGCGTCGTGCTATCGTCGATCCAGAGAAGCCCCGCTTCCGCATAGCTCGGCGCGGTCGCGCCTTTGTGGTGCGTCAGCAGCGCTTTCTTGCCGTCGTTATCTTCCTGCCGGTAGGCAAGACCGGTCTTGTCCGCGCCGATGGTCGGATTTGCTTGTGACATATTTGTATCCTTTTGAAAGGGATGTTATGCGCGTTCGCCAAAGCCTTTGGCGACATAGTCGAAACGGCGGCTGATGCCGCCGCCGCCGCTGTTGAAAAACCGGATATGAAACCCCGTGGGCGTGATGCCGGTGATGGTGTAATAATCGCCCGTCGCCATATCCTGCGGCGTGACGGTCAGCGCGGGCGTATCGCGGAAGGCTTTGGCGAATCCGACTGTCGATCCTGCCGCATCGGGGTCAATATCCTTGCCGCTTTCCGTGCGGTCGGGCATGTCGACCGTGACGCTGATATCCGATACGACAGGCGTGACCGTCGCCATGCGACTGCGCAATTGCGCGCGGAACATGAACCCCCGCGCCGTATATTCGCCCAGAGTGAAATCGCGCCAGTCCGACCAGACGGGCCGGTAGGGCAGCGATGTTTGCGTCACATGCGCGCCCCAGACGTAAAGGCCGGAACTGCCGTCTCCCGTATAGACGGTGCTGCCCGATGCGTCAGCCAGCCGTATTTGGGCATAAACGGCATCGCCGCTGCCTTCCGGCTTCACGGTGCCGGAAACGGCAAACCGCCACCAGCCGCCGCCCATGTCCTGCGCCGCGACGGTAATGCCGGTCGCCGTGCCATAGGTGTAAAGATACGATGTCGCGCCGCTCGACAAATCAATCGTCGCGCCGATGGCATCGTCGAGATCCGTCGCGCCGGTGGAGAGGTAAATGCCCGCAAAGCCGCGCTCTCCCGCTTTCACGAAAAGGCCGAAGGCGGCGGGCGCGTTGTCAACGGCGGTTGTCGGCTGCGAAACGATATGCGTACCGGCGGCGGCATCCTCGACGATTTTATCGGCGGCGTTTGATTCGTCCGGCGCGGTTGCCGCATTCGCGGTGATGCCGCAGCGGGTTTTCGTCCAATCCGCATGGTCGAAGGCGCTTTCCTGTGTCAGCGCTTGCACGGCGGGGATAAAGCGCGGGTCGGTCGTGGTGCGAATTTGCAGTTGCACATCCCACAGGCCGGGGGCGCTGTTGTTGTCGATATTGTCGATCCTGTCAAAATCGGGCCAGATGTCGAGGCTTTCCGCGCGGTCAAGGCCCGTCGCCGCCACATGCGCGGTGACAAGGCTGGTATAGATTTGACCGAGGTCGATTTCCTCGGCGAAATAATACTGGCCTTCCACATGGCCGGCGGCCAGTTGCAGGGTATCGTCGGCCAGAACGACATCGTTCGTCGCGCCGTCAAAGGCCGGCCCTTCGTTGACGGTCAGCACGGCGTTATAGCCGGAAACGGCGGCAATATCGGTCACGGCGGTGACGGCTTGCAGGCTTTCGCGCCCGTTTGCGCCGATCGCTTTCAGTAAATAGGTGCCGACGCGGGCGGGTTGCGCCGTCGAGCGCGCATCCGCCGGCAGGGCGCCGCCGATATCCGCGGCATTCTGCCAGTTTGCGTCATGGGTTTCCGCCGCAAAGCGCAGCTTGAAACCGGTAATCCCTTCCATCTGCGCCATTTGCCAGACGAGATAGCTGGTGTGACCTACGGTATAAACATTCAGGCTTGTCACATCGGGCGGCGGCATCGTGCCGTCCGCCGCGCTGTAGCCCGCAATCACCAGCGGTTCGGAGAACATGCCCGCCGAAGTCACATAACGCAGGCGCAGATCGTAAATGTCGGCAGGATCCAGCCCCGTGATCGCCACGCGCGCGGGGGTGGCGGAAAGCAGGGTGACGTCGTGATAAAAACTTTCCCCGATCGCGCGGGCCTGCGCCCGCACATTGAGCCCTCCCGTATAGGCGGGCGCGGCCAGATGCAAAATCGTCTGGCTGGTGACGGAGCCGTCGGCATGGCGAATTGCCGTATCGGCCCCGGCCTGGATGCGCGTCAATTGCGGGCGCGGCGGGCGTTGCAGTTCGGCGGGGAGGGTCATCCGGCTGTTATAAAGCGGGATGCTGCCCTGATCTGCCGCATGGATGGCGGGCGCGGCATCAACGCAGGTAATGCGCGCGCCGAGATCGCTTTGCGGCTCGATGGCCTGCACCACCAGCGCCACGCTCTCGCGCCCCGCGATGCCCGCCAGCAGCAGATCGCCCGGTTCGGGCGCGGCCGTCAGCGGTTGCGGCACGGCGAAGGTCACGGTGTCATGCGTGCCTTCCTGCGTGCGCAGCGGCACCACCGAGCTGCTGCCGTCGGCATGGCGGAACCTTGCGGCATAGCTTTCACCTGCCGCCATCGGCATGGCGCTTTCCATGCGGATGCCGAGAACAATGCTTTCATCGGCGGGATCCGCCACAACTGCCGCCACGCGGCTGCCGTGCAGGCCGAAGAGCGGCACGTCGTGCGTAAAGCGGATCAAATCGCCGCGCGTGCAAACCAGATGCTCGATATCACAATAAAAACTGTAGGTTTCCGGCCGCAGCAGCGCCGTGGCCAGATGATAGCGCCCGTCGCGCCAGGCCTGCGCGGGGTCGGTGATGCCGGTCAGGGTCAGGCTTTCGTATTTCGTCGCCGTGGCTTCGTCAAACCCGTCGCGGAACACAAGGCGTTCATCCTGCAGCCAGCCTTTTTCGCGATTGATAAAACGGATGCGCAGCGCCTCCGGCACCTCGTCAAAGGCTTTGCGCCCTTGAAAGCCGTAGGTGTTATAGGGCGTGAAATGCTGGATGGGCACGGATTGCGGGCGATCCTCGATCACCGACCATTTGCCGTCGAGTATCGTCGGGCTGGCGCGGCCCGCGGCGGCGATATCGTGCAGCACTTCACGCACGGAAACGTCGTAATCGATCACGGCGTTGAATTCCCGTCCTGTCGTAGCGCATGCCGCATGCCATGCCTGCAGGCGCGGCAGGTCAAGCCGCGCGTCGTTCAGCGGCCGTGCATTCGCGCTGCCCTGCAAAACATGGCGGTAGAGGGAAGCGGGGTTGGATGTCGCCTGTTCCACCCAGTTTTCCCCGTTCCAATCGGGCAGGATGGAATGCACGACGCCGTTCAGCCGGTCGACAATGCCGTTCATCTGGTCGGTGGCCTTGATCCGCAGCGCGGTGACGGCGAGGTTTTGCATCCGGATAGGGTAGCTGTTGCGCACGGTGCGCAGCGCCGTCCAGACGGTATCGTTGAAGGTATTGTCGTCATCGGCATCGGCGGTGATGCGGCGCACGCGCACATCGTATCTGCCGCGCGGCACCTTGAACGCCACGGCATGGCGCAGCGCGGATGTTTGTTTGGCCGCAAGGTAAACGCCGGGGTATTTCAGCCCGCCCGCCGCGATACCGATGTTATTGCCGCTGACGGTCGTCACGGCGAAATCGGTTTCCGCCTCGAAATGGGCGGCGACGATATCGGGGCCGCGCTCGCTTGTCACGGCGGCGGGGGGGATGTGTACGCCGTCGCTCGATTGCCGCAAGATCCGCGCCAGCGGCACTTTGCCCGAAGGCACGGATGGCAGGGCAGGCGCTTCCCCGTCATGGCCGAGACGCTTGACCGGCCCGGAGACGAAGGAAACCGCGCCCGATGCCGTATCCAGAAAAATGCGGTCATAGCGCTGCATCGTGTTTATATGGCCCGGCTTTTGATATCCGCCCGGCCTTGCGGGCAGGGTCAGGTTTTTGGCGGCGATCGGCTTATAGCTTGTGGCGGGCGCGCTCCACGCGTCGGCGCCGACGGGGCTGTATTGCACCTCCAGCTGCACCTCGGTTGCGCGTTTGCTGCCGTTGCCGCCGAAAACCACCAGTCCGCGCGGCAGGGTAATATCGACGGATATCTCATCGGCATCGGTTTCCGTCGTGCGGATGACATAGCCGTCCGCCTGCCGGAGCGTGATGTTCATATCGGTTTGCATGACGCTGTTGCTGTACAGCGTCAGCGGCGGATCGTCGGGGTATCCCTGCCGCGTTTCGATATCCACGCCGTCAAATTGCTCGATCGGCGTTTCGCCGATCTTGATGTCGCTGATATGCAGAGGGCCGTATCCCCAGACGAAAATCATGCGAATATACTGGTCGTTGCCTGCCGTTTCGGTATAAGGCATGGCGCCCAGCGGCGGCACAAAGCGGTGTCTGCCCAAAACCTTCGGCACGCGCGCGAAGGGATAGGCCTGGTTGCGTGCGCCCTGAATGAACAGCGTCGGGCTTTCCTGCAACCCCATGCCGAAGCGCGGCTTGCCCGGCGGGGCGAGGGCGTTCAGCGCCAGCCGGCCCAGGAGATTCACGCCCGCCGTGATGATCCGCGCGGCGCTGATGCCCATGAAGGCCGCCCCTGCCGTGACGCCCAGCGCGCCCGCGATGCCCGCGGCGATCATCGGGCTCGCCGCGATCAGCGCCAGCGATAAAACGGTGCGCAAGGGGTTCTTGCCGCCCCCGCTGCCCATCGGCACGACGCGCAGGGTCAGGACCGTGCCGGCCTTGGGGCGCACGGCATGCCATTTATCGCGCGGGATATAGGCGCCGTCGATATAGGCATGCGCGTGGGGCAGGGCGGCGGCATCGCCGGCAAAGCCCGCCAGAATCCCCGCCACCGTGCCGCCCGCGGGCATGCGGGCCTGGATGCGCTCCACGGCAAAGGGGTGGGGCGCAAGACTGACGGTGACGCGGCCCTGCTTTCCTGTTGCCGGCAAAGCCTCGCTCGAAGTGCCGGTCGAAGCGTTGGTCATGGGCATTAAAATACCTTCCTGTAACGGTAAAAGCCGAAAACGCGGTCTTTCCACCGCGTGCCGTCGTAACGCTCGATCGCGCTGTTGATGCCGGACTCGATGTGCAGCATATGCGCATCGCCCAGCACCGTGCCGACATGTAGCGGCTTGCCGCAAAGGCGCAGAACGATGACATCGCCCGCTTTTTCGCCGCCCGCGGGGATGGCGTCCCACAGCGGGATTTCGCGCAGGATGACATCGCTGATTTTTTCCGCCGCGCGGCTGTGCGGGTACTCCTGCGCCAGCGAGGGCAGCATATGCCCGAATTGTTCCGACAGCACCAGCCGCACCAGCCCCCAGCAGTCCAGCCCGTTGCGGTCGCGGCCATGGTCGCGGAACGGCAGACCGATATACCGGCCCGCCCAGAGTGGAATGGGCATGTGAAATATCCTTGGCGCAGGGATAAAAGCGGGCATGAAAAAACCCGCCGTTCATGCCGCGGCGGGTTTTTTCGAAAATGCCTTTGTCAGGTGAAACGTATCAAGAGATCAACCCTTCATGCCGGAACCCGGCGGGGCGCGACGCACAGCTGATGCCGCTTTCGGGGCTTCTTCAGTTTTCAGCACCTTATCCGCCCAGACACCGGCGCGTTCCTGGTTCGGGCTGTTGTCTTTGATGAACTTTACTTCCTCGGCGAAGGCTGTCGTAATGCCGTGGCGGGTATCGACGGCGACGGCGGTCAGGGAGCGCGTCAGAAAATCATTGGCTGTCGGTGCGCCGGTATCCATGAACTGTGATTTCGTCATTCTAGCCCCCTAAAAACCTTGCCTTGCGGCGCGGTATGGTTTGCCGTTGGTGAATCGAGTTTCTTTAACTGATTTTTAATATCTTATCCCGATTTTTTATATCTTACCATAAGAAAATTAAATGAAGTCTTAAAAAGGGCTGATTATGCTTAATTTTATGGTTTTTTTAAAACAATCCGGGGAACAGGCTGGGCGAAAAAGACGCTGCCGGATAGGGTTCGGCCGTGAAATCCTCGACGGTCAGGTCCCCTTCCACCCGGTGCGAATCATAGGAAATATTCGTAAAGCGGAAGTCCTGAAACCGGGCCTCCGCCACATCGGGGTCGGCGGCGCGGATAATCTCGATGGTGACCGTGGGCGACGACGTCAAGCTGCGCACGGCCTGGACAATCTGCCGGTCGACGTTATCGATCGTCAGCCGCGCGCGCGGCGGGCGGTTGTCCTCGTCATCGGGCAGCGTCAGCTGGAACGGATAGGCAATGTAGATATCGCCGCGGCTGGTGATGTCGGTTGTATTGTTGCAAACGCGGATCGGGCTTTGCATGTCGGCATGGTCAATCGTCAGCAAGACCAGAAAAACATCCGACGTTTCGGGCGCATGCAGGGCCGCGCGCGCGGCGGGGGAAATTTCGCGGCTCACGGCAGCACCTCCAGCTCCAGCGCGACCTTGAACCGCCCCGGCGCGGCGGCGGCGGGCGCGGGCGGTTTTAAAAGGCGGCAGGTGATCGTGGCGCCGCCGACGGGATGCGGCATGTCGAACCGCAGGCTGCCACCCGCCAGGTCGTTTTGATAAAAACTCTTCAAATCCGCGTATTGCGCCGCTGTCAGGTAATAGGCAAGGACAAGCTTGCCGATGCCTGCCGTGCTGCGCGGCCGCGTTTTGGCAGGGCCCATATCGGTCTGGCTGCGCAGCGTCGTATCGGGCCAGGTTTCCTGAAACCCGTCCGCCAGCGGCGCGGCAGGCAGGGTTTCCGGCCATGTGGGGTTGGACATGAAAAGGCTCCCTTTGTTTTTGCGTTAACGGCCCAGCAGGCTCGGCGCGATGCCGAAAAGGCTGCGCATCACGCTGCTGGTCTGGCGTCCGCGGATCAGGCTGTCGGCTACCATCTGGTCGATTGTGATTTCAAGATATTTGCGATCAAAGGCGCCGCTGGTTTCCCGCGCGGTGACGGCGGCGGCCGTATTGTTATGGATGACGATGTTCAGTCCGCCCGCCGCGGGGCCGGCAAGGCTGCCGAGGAGGTTTTTAAAACTTTCCTGCAGTTCCTGTTTGATGAACCGCGTCAGTTCGCTTTTGACGATATCTCCGGCGCGGCTGTCGCGGCCTGGCGCGGCGGTTTTGGGGGTGGCGGCTTTTTCAAGCGCGGTAAAGCCTTCGCGCGCCAGCTTTTGCAGGCTGTCGTTCAGGGCGCGGGTTTTTTCTTCCATGCCCTCCAGCGTGCGGGAAAGGTCTTTGGTGCCGTTTTCAATGTCCATGATCTTCTACCTTATGCATCGGGGAAACGCCGCATCATCTCCGCCATGAAATCGCGCGGCGCGGTGGCGGGCGGCGCGGCGGGCAGGGGTTTGGCGTGATAGCGGTGATAAGCGGCATAGGCCTCCGCCATTTCCGCCAGCGGTATTGTGCGTGTCAGCGGCGGCGGCCAGTGCAGCAGCGCCGCACAGAATCCGCGCAGCCTGCCGAGATTCAGACAGGCTTCCCCGGCGCGGCCTGCGGCTCCCCCGGGGCACCGCCTTTGGTTTCAACGGCGTCCATGTCGTGCAGCGGCGTTAGGATATCGATCAGGATATCCGATAGCAGCGCCACGGGCGATTGCCCCATCCCGCGCCATAAAAACAGGCGCAGGGCTTCGCTTTCAAGGCCGCAGCCGGCATGGCTGTAGACGAGACAGAGGATATCCAGCACCTTTGACAGCGGCAGGCTTTTTTGCACCAGATCGTCGGCAAGCTTTAAAAGGCTGCCGTTTTCCGCTTCCAGCCGCTCCACCAGTTGCAGCGTGGGGGCGAAAGCCAGCGTGCCTTCCGGCACAGGCAGGCGGCGCGGCATCATGCCTCCGCCGCCGTAAAGTCGCCCGCGCCGCTGCGGCGCAGGGTGGCGGTGAAGCTTTCCAGCCCGTCATAGCTGCCCGCGCGGCTGTAGCTCTCCACCACGAAAGGCGCATCGTACCGGTCGCCGTTCGGAAAGATCATGCGGTAGTTCGCGGCCGTGCGCCCGAAGGCCTGCGCGCGCAGCAGCTCTTCCGCCGCGCTGTCCTTGAACAGGCCGTCGAGGCGCAGCACCATGGTTTGCACGCCGCCCGCCGCGTCTAGTTGCTGCATGCCCGCGGAATCCATGGCCGTCGCATCCAGCGGCTGGTTGTCGATGCTGAGCGACACGATGCGCGCGGCGCCGAGGGTCAGGAAGCTTTCGCTTTCCTCCCCGTCGCCGATCTTGAGCAAAAAATCGCGGCCTTTATGGCTGGGCATGGCGGTCTCCTTTTATAAAAAATACAGGCAAAAGTCAGGCGTCGACGGGTTCGACAAGCAGTTGCAGGTTCTGGCGGCAGCGCCAGGTCGTGGCGTCATAGATTTGCGCAATTTCGGTGGCGGCGATGCGGCAAAACACCAGCCGGTGCTCCGTTACGGCGAAGTCGGCCTCGTGCAGGGCGGCTTCGATGGCGGCGGCGATGCGCTGGCATTCGTGCTTGCCGGCGGTGCGGCTGTAGGTTTCGATGCTCAAAAAAACCGCCGTTTCCGAAAACCGCTGGGTATCGGCGGGGCGGGCGGCCATATCGGCCAGCACGATATAGGGAAAAGCGCTGCCTTGCGGCACCTGATCGTAAACGGCATCCGCCGCCGCCAGCAGGGACGTGACCGCGTCATCGCCCGAAAGCCGCCCGTAAACGGCGGCTTGTACATGTAACAAGGTTTCTGCGGACATGGTTTTATGCTCTTGCTGTTTGAAAAACGGAGCGCAAGGGATTATCCTTAAAGAATGGCTCGTCATTGATGAGGTTATTCGTCCCGCGGCTATCTGAAGGAGTGTCACCGCCTATGCATATTGTTCTTGCAGCCCTGCTGTCGCTGTTTTTTACGGCGGCGCCGGCCCTTGCCGATTTCAACCAGGGCAAAGTCGCCTATGACACCCGGCAGTGGCGGGAGGCGATCGCCAATCTGCGCCCCGCGGCGGAGCGCGGCGATGCCCGCGCCATGATCCTGCTCGGCAATATGTACGCGCAGGGCTTCGGCGTCGACCGGGACGATGTGGAGGCCTTTTTGCTTTTCCGCCGCGCGGCGGAAAAAGACAACGTGGAAGGCATCCGCGCCGTGGCGACTTTTTACCAGGGTGGTCGTGGGGTTTCGCAAAACACGCGCCTTGCCATCGAATGGTTCGAGCGCGGCGCGAAAATGGGCGACCAGACCTGCGCTTTTTTCTACGCCGTGCATCTTTATCAGGGCAGCAAGGGCGAAACCTTCGATTTCAAGCCCAATCATTCCGAATCCTATAAATGGTTCCTGATCGCGAGCGAAGGCACGGCCTTCCCCAATATGGCGCAAGTCGCGGGGAACATGGCAAAGCAGGTCGGCGAAAAGCTGAACCCGCTGGAGCGCGCGGCGGCCGAGCGCGGCGCGAAGGAATGGCGGCCGATGTCTCCCTCTCAGCTGGGCCCCGCGCCTGATCATGATCTGATCGAGAAGGATAAAGCCGGGTCGGAAACGAAAGCAACGCCAAAAACGAAAGCAACGGAAGAGGCAGCCCCCGACGCGGCGGAAGCGCAAAAGCAAGCCGAAGAAAAACCGGAGGAGCAACCTGCCGAGTAAGCTTACGGGATTTTATCCGCGTACAAATGATGGGCGCCGATCAGCACGTGAAACATGCGGTCGGCGCCTTTTTCAATCTCGATGCGCAGCGCAAACCAGCGCAGATATAAAAACCCCAGGTAAAAAGCCGTCAGCGCCGCACTTTGCAGCCAGATCATCATGATGGCGACCGCCAGCACCGGCACGGCATAGCGCAGCTTTCCCGCCCGGCCGACGGGCTCGAACGCGCGCTTGACTGTCAGCCGGCTCGGTGTATGCGCCGTCACGCGCCAGTCCGTTCCCGCGATCCGCGCGCCCGCATCCGGCGCGGCTTGCGGATGAATGGCGGCAAGCTCTGCGGGCAGGCCCCTGTGTTCCGCGCGGTGGAAAAGGGCAAGCCCCCAGATCACGATCATAAAAACGGCGAATAACATGGCGTTATCATACCGCGCACCCTGTTTTCATGAAAGCGGTTAAATGCCGTGCGCCTCTGCCGTCAGGTGCAGATAGCGCTCCGTCCCGTCGGGGTCGGCGACATGGCGGATGTAATAAATGCGCGCATCGCCGACCAGCCGCATGCCCGCCGCCACATCGCGGCGGTGATAGATGCGCAGGCGGTAGACGGCCATCGCCGTTTCCTGCCGCAGGTCTGTTCGCATGCCGCCGCCGATGGCGGTGATTTCCGCAAAAACCTGCGGCGTGGTGGTAATATTTTGCCACGTGCGCGTGAATCCGCCGCCGCCCGCGGGGATTAAAACTTCTTCCTGCAGCGTCAGCAGGTGCCGCATCGCGCCGATCACGACAGCCTCATCTGCTGAAACGGGCGGAACAGCGCCGCCGCACCGGAGGCATGCAGGGCCGTTTCCGGCGCATCGCCGCGCAGGCGGTACAAATGTGCGATCATTTGCAACATGCCCTGGCGCAGCGGGGCGGGGATGCTGTGCGGCGTCGCGCCGAAACCGGCGGTATAGCGGATTTCGATGCCGTTGACACTGCGGCCCGGAACGGGCGCGCTGACGCCGTAGCGCAGCACGATGCGCCCGGGTTTGCGGATGGTATCCGTATGATAGTTTTCGGGGTCGAGAGCGCCGGATGCGCCGTTGTCGGCATAGATTAAAATCGCGCTGACAGCGATTAGCGGCGGACGGGGCAGGAAAACGGTTTCCCCGCCGCCTGCGGCAATGCCTTCGCGCACGCCGTCCCACCATTCGCGCTGCGGCGCGGACGGCCAGCTGTCCAGCCACAGGCTGTAGGCGCGGGTGATCAGTGCAAGGCCGGTGTCCGCTTCGCAAATCAGGCGCGCCGTCATGATCAGCGATGACAAAAGCGTGTCTTCATGATCATGCGTGATGCGCAAATGCAGCTTCACTTCCTCCAGCGTTACGGGCTCTGCGCCCGGCGACGCCGTTTCGATCAGGTGATAAGCAGGTCGGGACATCAAAAACTCGCTTTCGGCCAATAAAAAACCCGGCTTGAGCCGGGTTTGTCTGGTTTACTGGGGTAGTCTTTATGCGCTTTCAAGTTCTTTGTATGAAGGCACGCGTTTCACTATTTTGCGTATTTCCGGGTCGTGCTCCGCCTGCCACAGGTTATAGGCGGCCTGCATGTTCCACCACAGCCGCCCGCCGTTGCCGGCAAGCTTGCCGATCTTCAGGCACATTTCGACGGACATGGGCACTTCACCGTCCAAAAGACGGTAAAGGTATGCACGGGAAACGCCCAGCAACTCCGCCGCCCGCGATTTCGTCAGGTTCATGGCGGGAAGCACATCTTCTTTTAAAAGAATGCCGGGATGGGACGGGCATCTTTTATTGTTCATCACTAAATTCCTTCCATCAATTTTGATGGTAATTTTCAAAGTCAACCTCGCTTGCATGACCCTTCTCGAAAGCGAACGTAATGCACCAAGGCCCATTCACATGTATTGTATACCGTTTCGGTTTAAAACCTCTTAACCCGTGGAAGTCAAATCCGGGAAGATTAACGTCTTCCGCTTCTTCCGCGGCATGAAGCGCGTCCAGTCTGCGCAAGATTCGCGCATGGAGTTTTTTACAACCAGACGGGATTTCCCGGTTTCAAAGAACTGTTTGGTTGGAAAAAAGCCGGTGCGGCAAAAAGCCCGCCGCACCGGCCAGGGGAGGGGGCAGGGGAATCAGCCGTTATCCACGGGCTTTTGCGCCGCGTTGCCTTGCAGCGCCAGCATGGCGACCGGCCCGCCGGTGGACAGGGAAACGGGCGTTGCCGTCACCTTGACGAAGCGCTTGCCGCCGCGATAGCCCACGACGTGGCGCGCATTTTCCTGCGCATCGTCATCTATCGAGAGGAAAAGGCCGTTCGTGACGGTATCGGCATTCAAGACGTCCTCCGCCGTGCAGTTTTCAAAAGCGGCGGGCGCGCCCGTGCCGTCGTCATCGGCATGCTGGATTTTAAGGTCGATACGCTTGCCGGCGGCCAGCGTATCGCCGATGGCGCCGATCAATACGGCCACGGCCAGCGCATCGCAGCCCTGCATGTCGATCGCGCCGCTGTCGAGCGCCTCGGCCTGGATGGTTTGCGGGGCCAGCACCTGCAGGACCGCAATGTTGTTTACAATATCGTGCATCTGGTTTGTCCTTTTTCAAGTATTGAATGAAAAACCCCCGGAAGCCGCCGCGCGGCGCCGGTTTTAAAAAACCGCGCCGTCAGGGGAGGCGGGGTGTGCAAGGCGGCAATGGCTCGCCGGGGGCCTTGCGCGAGGGTCAGCTTCAGGCGGCGGAGAATTTCATCAGCTTGATCGCCTCGAAATTCACCACGTCGCCGCCCACGCGCTTCGTCGTATAGAACTTGACGTAGGGCTTGGCGGTGAAGCTGTCGCGCAAAATACGGATGCCCTGGCGGTCAACGATCTGGTATCCCGCGTTGAAATCGCCGAAGGCAATGGAAAGGCTGTCCGCGCCGATGGCGGGCATATCCTCCGCCTCCACCACGTTAAAGCCCAAAAGCGTGCCGCCCTGCTGCATCTGGAAGTCCGGCTGCCAGAGGTAATTATCGCTGCCGTCCTTCAGCTTGCGCATCTCGGCAAGGGTCGATCGCTTCATCATGAAAACCGCCTTCTCGCGATACGCGGATTTCAGGGCGTAGACGAGGTTGATCAGGGCGTCGCCCGGATCCTCCGCGGCAAAGCCGCCCGCGCCGCCGCTCGGCAGCTGCTCGATCACGTTAAAACCGGACGCGCCGGGCGTGCCCGTCGCATAGGTCAGGAACCCGCGCGGCTTTTTCACGCCGTTGCCGTGGATGAAGCTTTCGTTTTCCATTCGCGAAAGGCGTTCCGCGATTTTCAGGGACAGCCACTCCTCGATATTGAACAGGCTGTCGTCGAGCAGTTTTTGCGTCGCGCGCGGTTCCGCATACTGCTCGTGCACGGGAATGCGGTATTCGCCGATTTTGGGCGCGGCGGTTTCCGTGCGGGCTTCGGTTTCGCCCACCCAGCCGGAGGTCGCCTCGCCCGTGTCGTGGATGCCCTCCAGCGCGTCGGTGCCGATGGTGATGACGTTCGCCACCTGGCGCATGGGCGACGTTTCGCGCACCAGCGCCGCGATGCGGCCCGACATATCGGGCGTCACGGTATAGCCGCCGTCGGGGTCGGAGCCGACGGACAGCGCCTTGATCTCGTCCACGCCGCTGCCGGCATTGTTTTTACGCAAGTAGCTGCGGAACGCGCCTTTATACTGGCGATAGGCGTCGATGCCGAGATCGCCGCTGATGAACCCTTTGCGCTCCAGCATGAAGGTTTCGGCTTCCTTCCAGTCGCCGCCGCCGCCCACGGGGCTGCGGTGCATGGCGGTTTCGATCTGGTCGACGCGGCGTTTGGCGGCATCGGCGGAATCGATCGCGCGGGTGATTTCGGCGTTCAGGCGGTTGACTTTCATTTCGGTCAGCGGGTCGGCGCTGCCCCGGCGTTCGATCTCGCGCAGGCGCTGGTCATTGGCTTCCTTGAAAGCCTCGAAAGCGCGGCCCAGATCGTAGACCGCGGAGCGGATGTCGTTTGTCATCTGTTATTCCTTGTCAAAAGAGAGGAGGGAAAGGGAAGCGGCGGCACGATGCATATCCTCCGCCAGCCGCCGGATGGCGGCATGGGTGTCGGCATCATCGCTTGCCGCCGTTGACGCCGCATCCCGCGCGTCGAGGGCGTTGCAGCCGTCAGAAATGAGGGCTTTATAGCCATGGGCGATCAGCCCCTTGGCTTGTTTGCGGCTCAGGCCTGCCTCGCGCAGGAAAGCCTCAAATTCACGTTCGGACGGAATTTGTCCGTCCGCCAGCAGGGATTTCACATGCCGCACCCGTGCCAGCGCATTGGCGGGGAAAGTGACCATGGAAACTTCCAGCAATTCCACTTCGGTCAGCAGCCGCGCGCCGCTTTTGGCGTCGCGTTCGGCCTTGATAGTGCGGTAGCCGATGGACAGCCCCGTGACGACACCCGCGCGCATGAGCTTATAGGCTTCGCGCGCCTGGGCGATGTCCTCCACAAACAGCTCCCCGCGGACAAACAGCCCGTGGCTGTCCTCGAACATCTCGTGCCAGACGCCGATGGGCTTTTGCGCGTCGTGCTGCCATAGCAGCGGCGGCAGGCGGTTTTCCGCCCGCGCGCTTTCCAGCGATTTTCGGAACGCGCCCGGTTGCACGCGGTCGTTGGCGCTGTCGGTGACGTGGAAAACGGAGGCATAGCCTTCGAACGTGCCGCCACCGGCGACGAATTTCAGTTCCAGCGGCGAAGTCAGATGCAGGGACATGCGAAAAACTCCCGAAAAGATCAGGCAATGACAGGGGCGACGGCGAGCGGCCCTTCGGCCGCCACCTGCGTGGCGCCGTTCAGGGACAGGGTCAGCTGCCCCCAGAAGTCGCCGATCAACGGCTGCCCGTCCGCTGCCAGTGCTGCCGTGTTCAGCGATACCGTCGCCGTGCCGCCGGAAAGGACGATGCCGTCCTCCTGCGTTTTGACGAGCAGCGCGGATTCTCCCGCGCGGCGGGCGATTTTATAGGTGGCGGCAGCTTCGGTCAGATCCAGCGCCACGCCCGCCGCGTCCGTCACGTGAAAGGCAAGGACGATATCCTCCCCGCTATGGGTACGGATCAGGGGATGGGGGTTGATATGCATGGGCGGCGGCCTCTTGTTTCAATGGACGAGTATGGCGGATATGTGGCGGGCGGGCGCGTACCGCGCGGCTTGCGACGATGCGCCGGCAAAGCGGCAGGAAATGCCGAAATACCGCGCGCCGCCCGCGGACAGGCTTGCCATGCCTTGCGGCAGGACCGCAGCGATCGGCGCGGCGAAAAGCGGCTGGCCCGTCATGCGCTGCGCCCTGCGAAAATACCCTCGTAGTCGAGGTAGAGGTAACGCGCGCCGCTGCCGAGCTTTTTCTGGATCGCGGCGGAAACGACATTATAGGACACATAAGCGGGCAGCGTATCGATCGTGGCGACATCGGTGCCGTTGATGGCGAGCGTCATGGAAACGTCGTTCTGGTCGCTGTCGCCGTGGACGGTCAGAGCCATGTCGTACCAGGTATCCACTTCCACCACGACGCCCGTATCCACGCTGTCGGTGGAGGATGCAAGCCGTCGGCGCAATTGCCAGTTGGCGCTGGTTTTATCATAGATCCAGTAAACGCCGACGGTCGTATCGGGATTGGTCGTGGCGGCCGTGCCGGCGGTCAACCCGCCCCAGGCATAGAATTCCTGCGATCCCGTCGCGATCAGCGTGCCGATTTGTATGCGGCTGACGATTTTGATGGTCTTGCCGTCTGCGTGCACCATCAGCGGCGCGTTGCCGAAGCCGCGCAGGGCCGCGCCTGACGCCGCCGTCCCGCAAGACATATACAGCGTGCCGAGGGCGTCGGTATTCCGGATATAATCCGTATCGACGGTGCCGGCATTCGCGCCCGAGCCGCTGGCGGATGCCGTGAAAATGCTGCCCGACAGGTTACCCGCCAGATGATGAAAGGCAATCAAATGCCGGGGTGAAAAACCGCCTTGCAGCAGGGCGCCATCGGCGGCGGCGAGCGCCGCCTGCACATCGCCGCCCGTAATCAGGCGCAGCGCCGCGGTATCGGCGCTGATATTCTCCGCCGCCGCGCCCGTGGGCAGGTCGTGAAAGCCTTTATCGCCGGCGCCGTCGGTGCCGTAATATTTGTTATTGCCGGGCGTATCGGCATCGCCTGTCAGTTGCAGGCTGCGGTCTGCCGTTAAATCCCCGCCGCCCGTGAGGCTGCCCGCGCCGCCGATCTGCCGCGCCACGGGCGCATAGGCCGCCAGCGCTTCCGAAAGATCCGTAATAGCCGCGGCGGTATGCGTATGGCTCGCATCCGCCTTGCCGTCCAGCGCCGATTGCAGGCCCGTGACATCGCCGACGGCATGCGTATGCGTCGCCGCCGCCTTGTCCGCCAGCGCGGCGGCAAGGCCGGTGATATCGGCTGTCGCATGGCTATGCGCCGCATCGGCTTTGGCGGCGAGCGCATCGCTCAAATCCGTCACATCGTCAATGGCGTGGCCGTGGACGGCATCGGCCTTGGCGGCCATTTGCGCGGTGAAATCGGTCATATCGGCGCTGCTATGGGTATGGTCCGTGCCGCTTTTGCCGTCCAGCGCCGATTGCAGCCCGCCGATATCGCCGATGGCGGGCGTGGCCCAGTTTATCGCCTCTGCCGTGCTTTGCAGCATCTGGCCGCTCGTGCCGCGCGACAGGCGCTCCCACTTGCTGCCGTCATAGCGCAGCAGATCGCCCGTCTGCGGCGCGGCGGGCAGGGGCAATTGCCGCTCTGCGGGAATGTCGTTCACAACGTCTTTGTCACCTGCCGAAAAACTCACGTGCGTGCCCGCATTGCTGGAGGCGATGACCGTATCGCGCACCAGCGTCGTCGCATCCGACAAATGCCCCGTGCCGATCTCCCATTCGTCCAGTGCATGATGGCGCAGGGCGTAAAAAAACATATCGTTGCCGCCCGTGCCGAAGGCCGCGTAAAAACTGCGATAGCCCGCAACGGAGGAAAGGGATATGTTTCCCGTCCCTTCCGACTGTGTTTTTTGATAAACGATGTTCGAAATGGATGTCATGGCCGCTCGCCTTTATTCGGTAACGTTGTCAAAGGGCAGGTGCAAAAGATCGAAAAACCGCAAAACCGCGCGGTGGCATTCCGCTACGCCCGCTTGCAGGACGAGATTGCCGAGCACGTGGTAATCCAGCGTCCTGCCGCCGTGTTGCAGCATCATGTGCAACAGGCTGACCAGATCGGCGAAATGCCATCGGCCCGTGCGAAATCCGGTAGCCAGCGCGGGCAGCGCGCCAAGCTCGTCCTCGATCTGCAGCAAAAGGCACGCATCGGGCCGGATGGCATACTGCACGCCGCCGAGCGTGAAGCGCAGCGCCTGCATCACGCCTTGCTCTCCATTCCGGGCAAAACATCCCCGCCGTCGAGCGGGGAGAGGCCGAGGGCGATGCGCTTTTCATTCACCGTCATGAAATCGGCGCCGCTGATGCGCGCCCAGGCTTTTTCACGACGGGGGGCAAAGGCCTCGATCGCATCCATGTCATAGCCGATGCAAAGATCGGTGCCGAATTGCGGGCAAAGCCATTTGTTCAGCTCGTCCTTCACATGGTCCAGCAGGGGGATGACGGCATCGTCGAAGAGGGCGAGCCGCGCCTGCTCGAAATTCGCGAAGGTCAGCGACCCCTCGATGCCGATCAGCTGCGGCGGCACGTGGAAGGCCAGCGCGATTTCCCGCGCGGAAACATCCTTGCCCGCCAGCCAGTCCATATCCTTGGGCGAGAGCGACATATCGCGCCAGTCCAGCCCGCCTTCCAGCACCAGCGGGCGGCCGGCGTTATCGGGGCCCTGGAAAAAGGCCTCCAGTTCGTTTTTCAACGACTGGCGCTGCTCGTCCGTCAGCGTCGCGGCCCCGTCGGGATGTGCGGGCTTGTACACCAGCGCGCCGGAAGGCCGCCCGCCCGCCTGCAACAGCGCGGCGTTCCAGCGCGCGGCGTCGTTATGCTGGTCGATGCTGGCGGCGGCGGATTCCAGCGGGCTCATGCCGTACCAGTCGTCCAGCGGGTGAAAGGATTTCAAATGCAGCACGGCGGAAGCGCCCGTCAGGGCATCGACGGGAAAATCCATTGCCTCCCCGCCGATCTGGTAGCGGTAGGCGGCGGGCACGCCGTGTTTGCCGGGAATAACGCGCATGCGGTCGGGGCGCAGCGTCCAAAGCTCGCGCGGGGCCGCGTCCGTCGCGCCGACGCCTTCGAGATAGCTGTTGCCCGCAATCAGATAAAAACCGAACAGCGCCTCGAACAATTCGGCGCCGCCCTGCATGGGGTTGGGGTTTTCAAGCAAAGATTTGAGCGGGTGGTCTTCCAGCCGCGTGCGGTTTTCTCCCTTGCCCCGGTACACGATCCACGGCACGGTCGCCGCGTTCTGGCTGACAAGGCGGATGCAGCGGTAGGCGATCACGTTTTTCTGATAGGCCTCGCGCGCCAACTGGTCGTACTGGCGCGGCGTGAAACGCGGCTGCCCCGCGCCCCATTGCACCAGCAGCGGCGCGGCCGCGCTGGCCTTTTGTTCCTTGCGGCCGAACAGGGCGGCGAGCGGATTTTTAAAACCCATCCGGATATACTCCATGATTAAAGATAAAAAGTGTCGGCTGCGCCCGGAATGACACAGGGCATTTATTATCGCCAGATCAGCGGCTGCGCGGGCTGGGGGCGTTTCAGCAGCAATTCCGTCACCGCCCAGGTGCGCGCATCCACGCGGTCGGGGCTTTTGGCGTTTTCGACCGGGTCAAAGGCGCACATCTGGTCTTCCAGCTGCGCGAAACGGCCGATGTGATGCACCATGCCGCGCGTATCCAGCGCCGCCACGGGCTCCGCCCGCGCGATCTTGCCGCGGCTGGCATGCACGGATTTATAGGCGATCGACGGATCGAAACTGCGCAGCGTATGCTCGACCAGGTCGCCGCCTTGGTTGACTTCCGCGACCACGCAATCGGCGGCATGGGCGTAATAGGCATTGACCACCTGCGATGCCCAGGCGGCGGGCGCGTATTTACCCGACAGATCGGCCAGAATATAGGCATGATCGTCCGTGCCGAGGCCCGCGACGACAATGCCCGTCTCGTCGCTGTGGCGGTTTGCCGTCACGGCAGGGTCGACGGCGACGATAATGCGCTTCATCTCGGGCGCGTCGTCGGCGTGGCGGCGATTTTTCTCGATCGTTTCGCGCTGCCACAGCGCGCCCGGACGGTCGCTATGAAAGGCTTCGTCGGGCGTGCTGGGATATTCACGGCGAAACGTCCAGATGCCGCCCAGCGCGGCGATTTTCAACCTGCGCCAGTAGATTTGCGCGGCGTCCAGATGGAAAGCCTGTTTGTATTCGGCTTCGTCGGGCGTCGGCGTGAAATCTTCGGGCGGCGCGGCGCGGTATTCGTCCTGCCAGAACCACGGGATGAAAACGAAAATGAATTCGGACCGGCCTTTGATGGCCTCCTGGCACAATTGATAGAACAGCCCCGTCGCGCCGGCGGAGGTGCTTTCCAATATGATTTCCGTTCCCTTCGCATCGGGCACGGCTTGCAGAACGCCGGCGATATGGTCTTCGGCATGGCGCCAATAGGCGACTTCCGAGCCGTGAAAATACTGTATGGTATGCGACCGCCCGATGCCTTGCGATTTGGCGGTGCCGACGCTGTAACCGGAATCGAGGCGGCTGAACAAAAGACTACGCTGGTTGGCCAGCCCCGTTTGCGGACGCACGGCGGCAGGGCAGTTGTCATGAAACCGCCGCACGATCTGGTAGATGTTCTGCGACGCTTCGTCGAGATGCGTCAGGATAAAGGCGCGCACGCCGCGGCGGTGCGTCGTTTTCCAGTAAAACCGCGCCTGCGCGTAGGTGGAGCATCCTTGCTGCCGCCCCTTCAAAACCAGCGCGCGCACGCGGCCCGTGGTCAGCAGTTGTTCCTCCAGGCGGTCGTGCAAATGGCGCTGCGCGGCGTTCAGCTGCAAGGGGGCGATGGCGCCGTTCTTGCTGCGGATGAAAAGGCATTTTTTCGCGTAATGCGCGAAATCATGCATCAGCCGTGCGCGGATGCGTTGTTCTTTTGCGTTCATCAAATTCGGGTGTTCTTATTCCAGCGCCTGCAAGGCGTCTTCATGGCTCATGACGGCAGCGGGGCCAGCGGCGTCATCCGCCGTTTTGCCGCCGGCGGCGGCCGCGATATCGGGCAGCGTTTTTTTCAAAAGCGCCAGCGCGGCGCTGACCTGCGTCGCCGTCATTTTCTTTTCGCCGAGAACATGTTGCTCCAGCGCCTCGATCAGCGCCAATACGTTGATGGCATCGCGGATATTCTTTGCCGTTTTGCGCCGGCGCGGGGGGCGTTTGACGCCGGTCGTTTTTTTTACGGCAGCTTTTTTGCGGCTGGGCTTTTTGACGGTCATGAAAAAAGCGGCTGCCGATCCGGCACCGCCCCATAAATTTTTTCGTTTTTTGCGATCCTGCCCGCCGACACTTCGCGAGCATGTTTAAACCCTAACGGAAATGATCCCCGGCGGTCAAGCAAAGGGCGAAGCGTCCGTCCGCACTTCTGTCGCGGCGGGCAAAGTTGATACGGCATTTCAAACCGTTAGGCAGTTTTGGCGGGCGCGGATTTTTTTGGCGGCGCGGCGCGGTTTTGCCCGCGGGCGCGATTGTTTCACGGCGTTTCATGTCAAGGCGGCCGCATGCCCCGCGTTTGCGGAAGGGGCAATCGGCGGCCGGTGCCCTTCGCATAGAGGATTGATTTTTAACCAAAAATAACAAAAAAGCGGGAATTTTTGACATTTCCATATATGGAGCGTAGAGTAAAAGCCTGTTTTAACCCCGCCGCGCCGCGCGGCTTTGATTCGATTCGGGCCGCAAAGAATGACCCAGACGGGAAACGATATCGCCAACAGCGATTTGTTACAGGCCGCGAAAGCGGGCGACCTGCCGGGCGTGCGCAACGCGCTCGACGCCGGTGCGCGGATCAACAAAACGGACGGCGCGGGCGACAATGCCCTGCTCATCGCGGCCAAGCGCGGCGATGCGGCGATGTTCGGTTTCCTCGTCGAACGCGGCGCGGCGCTTGATTTCCTCGACAACGAAGGCAGCGATGCCCTGATGCTCGCCCTCGCCGCGCGGCAGGATAAAGTGGCGGCCATGTGCCTCAGCCTGCCGTTCAATCTCGCCGCCGCGAACGAGACGGGCAAAACCGCCTATCTGCTCGCGGCGGAAAAAAACCTGCCGCAGCTGATGACGGCGCTGGCGGCACGGGGCGCCGATCCGATGGCGCGGGATAAATCAGGCGCGACCGCCCTCATGCTCGCTGCCGAAGGCGACGGATTGCCCAAATCTTTCGTGCGTTTGCTTCGTCGCGGCCAGATCGATCTGGAGGCGAAGGATAAGGACGGCCGCACCGTGCTCATGCGCCAGCTGAATCGCGGTGCCGGCGCGGCGCGCAAGGTCTGCGCGTTGCTGAAATCGGGGGCGGACGTGTCGCAGGTCGACTGCCGCCAGCAAAGTGTGCAGGATATCGCCCGCAAATGGGGCATGGAAGACCTGGTCAAGGGCGCGTTTGAAAATTACGATGTCAAGCGTCTGACCGAAGGTTCTGGCCGCGCCGTGCCGGTCTTGAAGAAAATACAGTTGAAGAAGTAAAACGGCGCATACGCCTTATCCGCCGATTTTTTTCGGCTTCAGACGCTCCTCCTTGCGTTCCCGCGCTTTTTCGGCGGGGGTTTTCTCTTTTTCTTCCTCGGCGGCGGCATTGTCTTCGGCGGCGTTTTCATCCGCGGCCTTGGTTGCTTCTTCCTTGGCTTTCTCTTCCGCCGCGGCAGCCTCCACCGCCGCTTTTTCCGCATCTATCCGACGCTGCTCGGAGGCGCGGATTTTCTGCTGCGTGCCGTAGGCCCCCTTGCGGGTTTTCCGGCCGTCCTTCATTTTCTGGATTTTCTGGATGCGATCCTGGCACAGCGTATAGCCGTCGAAATTACCGAGATAGGCGGCGCAAGGATCCTCCGCTGTGGCGGCGGCGGTGCCGTCTTCGTTAATGGCGGTCGGGGCCTGCACGTTTTCAAAAACGGGCGGCAGTTGCGGGCGGGTGCGCTCCATTTCGTCGTTGAAGGCCTGCTCGTCCATTTCTTCCAGCGCGGGCGGCTTTTTGGCTTTCGTGCCGACAAAGCCCTCCGTCGAGCCGGTATAGGAGGATTGCGCGAAAAGTGTCACCGGCGTGCCGGAAACCAGCAGCGCAACGGCAAGAAAGGCGATAAAGGGAAACGGGCGGATCATGCAAAAACTCCGGAAGGGGAAAATCCTGTTCCTTACATTTTATCACAATCCCGCCCCAAGCGACAGGGGGCCTTAACGGTTGTAAAGATCGGGTGTTTTTCCACGTTTTGCCGCGGCATCGCTGTTTTTAAGGCCGATAATCGGCGCCGCTGCGGGCGCGGCGTCTTTTTGCACGCGGATAAAGTTACGCGGGCTTTCCGCCTTTTTTTCTTCGCCGGAGTCGCCCTGATCGCCCGCTTTCGCTCTTTTGATCGCGTGAATCTGCAGGCGGCGCTGGCATTCCTGATAGGGTTTCAGATAGCGCGCGCGTACCTCTGCCGCTTCTTCGGGCGGCAATTGGTCAAGGCAGGCGGATACCGGTGTCACCGATTTGACAACGCCCACGGGCGGCATTTCGTTCCCCGCCGGCATGGCAGGCTGGGGGGAAAGGCCTTCTGTCACGGTCGTCTGCTGCCCGTTTGAAATATGCATCTGCGCCGCTGCGGGCGAAAGCGCCGTGAGCCAAAGTGCGGCAACGGCGGCGGCGATCTTCTTGTTCATGTTTCCCTCCGTTTGGTTTCAACCTGTTCGGTTGCGGGCTGCTTGATTACGGGCCGTTCGGTTTCGGCGGCCTCGGCTTTTTGCTCTTTTTGGGAGTCGCGTCATTTTCCGGCGCTGGCGGCGCGTTATTTTCCGCCTGTCTGCTCTGTTCTTCCATCGCCCGCGGCAAAAGGGCGGAGAAGATGCGCTCGTTTTGCCCCTCCAGCGCCAGCTGCAGCGCGGTCTTGCCGTCCTTGCCGGGCGCGAGCACGCGGATATTCTCCTGCCTTGCCAGGTACGACACGGCGTCGGCATGGTTTTCCCGCACCGCGATGTGGATCGGCATGTCGCCCGCGCCGTTGCGCTTCGTCATATCCGCACCCGCCTCTTGCAACCGGCGTAGCATCGGCGTGTGGTCGTGCAGCACGGCCGTATGCAGCGGGGTATTGCCCTCCTTGTCCGTCAGGCTGTCGGGGTGGATGTTTTTGCCGTCCAGCTCCTTTAAAAGCATATCGGCAAGGGCGCTGTTGTTATCGGCAACGGCAAGATGCAGCGGGCTCTGGCCTTTTTCGTTCACGGCGCAGATATCGGCGCCAAGGTCGATCAGTTTGCGCACGGGCGCTTCCATCCCGTGGCGGACGGCGAGGTGCAAGAGGCTTTCCTGTTTTTCCGCCGTGCGGGCGTTCCAGTCCGCCTTGCCGCCCTGCCATTCGGCGAAAACAGAAAGAATGTCCGTATTGCCCATTTGTATGGCCAGTTGCAGCGGCGTGAAGCCGTTTTTGTCGTAAAGATCCGCATCCGCGCCGGCGGCCAGCAATATTTTCGCCGCATCGTCTTTTTCGCGCAGGCAGGCATGGTGCAGCGCGCTGCGGCCGATGTCGTCCGTCGCATTCGCATCCACGCCCTTTTGCGCCAGCAGCAGCGTGACCAGCGCCTCGTTTCCGTTGTGGGCGGCAAGATGCAGGGCATTGCGCCCCTGTCCGTCGGTTTTCAGCGGGTTCGCGCCTTTTTCCAGCAGCGCGGCGGCGACCGTCGCATGGCCGTGTTCCGCCGCCAGCAGCAAAGCGGTCTTGGGAGAAAAGCCGCGGCTGTAGCCGTCGACCATCGCGTTATGCTGCAACATCAGCTCCACGCTCCGGCAGTGGCCGTATTGCGCGGCGCGGTGCAGCGGCCCTTCCTGGATTTCCGCGACGGGGGAGATATCGGGGCTGGCGCCTTTTTGCAGCAAGGCGGCGACCAGCTCCGGCGCGTCGGTCATGCGATAGGTATAATTGTCGATCAGCTCGTCGAGCGCGCGCTGGCCGTAGTCGTTGACAAGATTGGGATCCGCGCCGAAATCCAGCAGCGCCCGGATCTTGTCCGCATGCGTCATGTCGCAGGCGCGGTGCAGGGCGGTATTGCCGCCGGTGTCGGCCGCGTCGATATCCGCGCCCGCGCCGACCAGCACGGCCAGCATCTCGCGGTATTGCGCGCGGCCGATGTTGTGCAAAAGCGGCGTATGGCTGCTGCGCGGCAATTGTCCCTTGCCCGCGTCGGCGCCGAGACGCACGAGTTTTTTCGCAGCCTCCACGTTGCCGGCCTCGGCGGCGATGTAAAGGCTGTTGCGGTTGCGGTTGTCCGTCTGGTTGATGTCCGCGCCGACGTTGAAAAGCTTTTCGATGACGGCGGGAAAGTCCTTGTGCGCCGCGACCATCAGTGGGGTGAAGCCGCTGCTGTAATTCGCATGGCTGTTCACTTCCCGCGCGACGCGCGGCAGGGTGATCAGCAGATCGACGCCTTCCCCGAATCCCTTTTCGGCGGCGACATAGAGCGGCGTTTCGGATATTGGTGTTGCGGATGTTGGATCCGCGCCCATGTCGATCAGCTTGCGCATGGCATCCGCATGCCCGCCCGCGGCGGCGAGATGCAGCGGCGTGTTGCCGTCCTTGTCGCGTCCGTTCACGGAAAGGCCGAGCGCTGCCAGCACCTCGAACAATTCGGGTCGGCCCGCGGCGGCGGCGGTATGCAGCGCGTTCTGTTTCGTTTTGGGGCTGGCATCGAAAGCGGCGCCGAGGCCGTGCAGCACCACCAGCATGTCAGGCGCGGCGCCGGTTTCGATCGCCCAATCGATCAGGCCGCGACCCTTGTCGTCGCGGTGGTTCATGCGCCCGCCTTTGCCCGCCAGCGTCCTGACGGCGGCAAGGCTGCCGCTTTTGACGGCGTCGAACAGCGGCGTCTGGCCGAATTTGTCGGGCTGGTTGGGGTTCGCGCCGATGCGCAGCAGGCGGTGCAGGGAAACCTCGTCTTTGTCGGCGGCGGCGAGATGCAGCGCGGTGCGCCTGTTGTCATCCAGCGGGGCGTTGATGCCCTTGCCGGCGGGCCGCGACGATTTGTTGAACGATGGGAACATCTGGATCGTTTCCTTGACGTTAGACGTTAAGCGGTAGCTTCAAAAACACCCTCTGTTTTCGCGCGCGTCCTTAATGTCCGAAGTAATATGGCGGCGGCGGTTGCTGCCGTCCGGTTTGTTCCTGCGCCATGCGTGCGGCGCCGTCGGCAATTTGCAGCCGGTCGACAATCGGGTTCTCCCGCCCGAGCTTGGCGATGGCGCATTGCAACGGTGTCGTGCCCTCCGTATTCGGGCGCAGCGGGTCGGCGTTATGGCGCAGCAAGAGACTGACGACCGCCTGCCGGTTGCGGTGCACGGCGGTGTGCAGCGCGGTGCCGAATTCGGTCGAAAAATCGTTCGGGTTCGCGCCTTTTTGGAGCAAAAGGTCAATCCCGTCGTCGTCCACGCCATTCAGTACGGCGTTTTGCAAAACGGGTTTGCCGTTCGGCATGATGGCGTTTACATCCGCCCCGCCGTTGATCAGGGCTTCAATCAACGCTTTCTGCCCCGTCTGCAGGGCGACCATAAAAGGGGTTTCGTTGAAACTGCCGGTTTCCCTGTTCGGGTCGCCGCCGGCGCGGATCAGCGCGTCCAGTATCCCGGGCTTGCCGCCGTTGCGCAGCGCCGCGACCATGGGCGACGTTTTTTCCTGCGCGGCGCCGTTCGGGTTCGCGCCGGCGGCGAGCAGTTTTTCGACAATCTCCGTCTTGCCGCCGTTGATGGCGTAGTATAGCGCCGAGAGCTGCGTTGTCGGGTTCAGCGTCTCCGGATCGGCGCCGGCCAGCAGTGCGGTATCCAGCGCACGGCTCATACCCATGGAAGCATAACGCACCAGCACCGGCATGCCGTGGCGGTCATAGGCCTGCGCCTTCGCGCCTGCATCCATCAGCATGACGGCGATGGCTTCCTCCGCAGGGCTGAAATCGGTTTTGGCATCGGCAAGGCGGCCCAGCAGCGTGCTGCCGGTATCCTGTTCGTATTTCGCGACATCGGCGCCGGATTTGATCAGCAGTTTCACCAGGTGGCGGTCGTGATTTTCGACGGCGACGGCCAGCGCGGATTTGCGTTGCGCGTTTTGCGCATTGACGTTGACGCCGGTGCCGATCAGGCGCGCGGCATCGTCGTATTTGCCGTTTTCAACGGCGGCGAGAAACAGCGCGGGCAGGTCTGCGGGCGGTGCCGTATCGTTCGCCGCCGCGGGTGATGCCGTGCGATTGTTCTGCTGGTTGAATGCAGCGGCAAGCTGGTGGCCGTCTTCTTCCCTCAT